TCGGGATCGGTGAAATACAGCGAAAGTACAGGCAGAATGTTGGAGTTTAAAGATAGCGGTGTGAAAAGTTCCGCTGAGTTTGATGATTCTTTTGAAACCGACTTTTGATGTCCACGTTTCGGAGATGAACTCGCTTAAGGTTACGGCTCTTGCTGTGACCGAAAAGGCGAAGAGGTATCTCCAGTCCTTTTTCAAGTCCAATGACAGCTGCCATCAACTTTCCTACGAAAGGCTCGAAGACTTCTTCGACTTCTGCTACAGCAGGCGACTTGAGCTCTTTATCGACGATAACGTTCGATGTGGAGACCAATGCCCTCAATGTGAGGGACGTCACTACGATTCACTGCTGTGCAATCCACACGGGGAACCAGACGCAGCTGCTTAAAGACCCGAAAAAGTGGCTGGAGATTCTTGAAAACGCAGAGGTTTTAGTCGGGCACAACATTATTCAGTACGACATCCCTGCGATCCAGCAGGTGTACCCAAAGTTCAAGCCAAAGGGAAAGATCATTGACACGTTGATCCTGTGTCGAATGCTGTATCCCAACATCTTGGATAACGACTTCAAAAAGAAGTGGGAGGGTATGCCGATCCAGATGTATGGACGACACAGCCTTGAGGCTTACGGTTACCGCCTTGGACACAGCAAGAAACACGCAGATCTAACTGACTTCAGCAAGCTGACTGACGAGCTAGCTGAGCGATGTGTCTGCGATACGGAACTAAATGTTAAGCTTTGGCACAGGTTGCAACCTAAGGCCAGCAGCATCCCTTGTGCCGTTGACCTTGAGATGAGATTTGCAAGTCTCGTCGCCCTGCAGGAAAGATCTGGCTTTGCTTTCAACGTTCAAGGGGCGTTGGAACTTGAATGCGAGATCAATGGACAACTGAATACTCTCAACGAGCGCTTGAGACAACGGTTCCCGTTCGTTGACGGAGGGCTCTTCACCCCAAGGCGTAAAGACTCTTCCAGAGGATATGTGGAAGGGGCGACTATGTGCCGTCTCAAAGAGTTGAATCCCAACTCCCGAGACCACATTGCTTGGGTACTGCAGAACCATCTGGGGTGGAAGCCAGATGAGTTCACCGAATCGGGGAAACCCAAGGTGGATGAAACGGTTCTGTCGAAGATCCCTGGAGCTGAGGATTTCGTTGAGATCCTTACGCTGCAAAAACGTTTGGGTCAACTCAGCACAGGCAACAACGCCTGGTTGAAACTCGTCGAGCGTGACAACAGGATTCACGGCAGTGTGATTACTGTTGGCTGCGCAACGGCCCGCTGTGCCCACGTCAGCCCCAATATGGCCCAGGTTCCTGCTGTCAGGTCAGTCCTGGGACCGGAGTGCCGAGCTCTGTTTGGACCTGGCCGCCTCGGGGGAGGTGGAAGCACCAAGCAGGTTGGCGTGGACCTCAGCGGTATCGAAGCCCGTTGTTTAGCTCACTATTTGTGGCCTCTTGATGGTTCAGCGTTTGCTAATGAAGTACTGAACGGTGACATCCACACGGCAAACCAAAAGGCTGCTGGTTTGGAGACAAGAGACCAAGCCAAGACCTTCTTCTATGCCCTGATGTATGGAGCCGGAGCTGAAAAGCTTGGACTTATTACTGGACAGGATGGCAAGAAGTTAAAGAAGAAGTACTTCCGCAATATGCCAGCTCTTGCAAAACTAACTGAACTGGTCACGAACAAAGCAGAATCTGAAGGATTTGTTAAGGCTTTAGATGGTAGACAGATACAAATCCGGTCCTCACATAGCTCTTTAAACTTCCTTCTTCAGAGCGCAGGGGCCATAATCAGCAAGCTTTGGTACATCACCTGCTTCGAGGAACTTACGAAAGCAGGTCTTGTGTACGGCACTGATTGGTCATTCTTGGCTCACGTCCATGACGAAATCCAATTCGCAGCACTCGAACAACACGCCGAACGAATCGGAGAGCTTGCAGTTAGATCTGCTGCCTTGGCAGGAGAAGCACTTGGATTCCGTGTTGCAGTGGGCGCGGAATACAAAGTGGGAACCAACTGGGCAGAGTGTCACTAAGGTTTGCAAGGTTTGCAACCAGTTGAAACCAATCGAGGCTTTCAGCCGTAACGGTACTTGGCGCAGACCTGAATGCCTTAGTTGTGGAGCAAAGCAACAGCGCGAATACAGCAGGTTGAGGAGACGCTACGGAACTCCTCCTCTTGGCACACCGTGCGAATGTTGCGGTCAAACCAAGGAAATGCTGCATTGGGATCATTGCCACGATTCCAAGGAGCATCGAGGGTGGCTTTGCAACAATTGCAACACAGGCATCGGCAAGCTTGGGGACGATATTGAAGGCGTCCTAAAAGCACTGGACTACCTAGCCAAGGTCAATAAGCTTGATCTGAATCAAGGAGGCAACGATGACTTGGCTGCTGCTTGACGCAGATATGCTGCTGTTCACTGCAGTGGTCAGTGCAGAAGTTGAAATTGAATGGTGTCCCGACATCATCACCACCCACCTTCCCGTTAAGGAAGCGAAGTACATCTTCAGGGAGATGGTTGACACCAAACTCCGGCAAGCAGGGACTGACAAGTTCACTCTTTGCTGGACCTCCGACCAAAACTTTCGCAAGGAGGTAGAACCCACCTACAAAGCAAACCGTCAAAAGATGGACCGCAGAAAGCCTGTTGGCTATCGAGCTGTTCGTCAATGGGCGGAAACAACCTTTCCTTCTGAATGCTGGTTTCGTCTAGAGGCTGACGATGTCTTAGGCATCTTGGCTACTAGGAACCCAGAGAAAGCGATCATCTGGTCTGGAGACAAGGATCTCAAACAGATCCCTGGTTTGCATCTAGACAACGATGGCAACACCTTTTCCGTTTCTCTCAACCAAGCTGATGTCTATTTTTATCGTCAGATTCTTACCGGTGATTCCACTGACGGCTATCCTGGTTGCCCTGGGGTTGGCCCGAAAACAGCAGAAAAGCTCATTCCTGAAGAGGGATTTACAGAGACCTCCGCATGGAGAACTGTAGTTGAGCAGTACAAGAAGAAAGGCTTAGGTGCAGACTACGCCTTGACTCAAGCCCGCCTTGCCCGAATACTCCGAGAGACCGAGTACACCTTTGATGAAATTCAGTTATGGACTCCACTTTCGATCCCATCCGACCAATGCACTACGCCTTCGACGAAGGAGTAATTGAGTGTATTGATTACATCGAGTCACACGCCTTCGATTTTGTCGAGGGCAACGTCATAAAGTACGTAACCCGGTACCAACACAAGAACGGTACTGAGGATCTCAAGAAGGCTCGTTGGTACCTTGATCGCCTGATCAAACGATCAGAGAACTGGGACCTTGAACACTCCAAACGATTCAACCTCTACAAAGAAGTCCTTGACGATGCTGACTACGAACTCCGGATTAGTACAGAACTGGATGCGCAAAGCGGACCAACTAACCAATCCTGACGTTGAGCAGCGTGAACAACAGCTCACGTATGTCGAGGAAGAGTTCTACGAACTTATGTACGCCTATCGCAACGAGAGCCGTGCGCAAGTCATCAAAGAAGCCTGCGACCTCCTATGGGTCACATACGGTCTACTTCATACTTTCGGTGTGGATCCTGATGTGGCTTTTAGACGAGTGTCTGATTCCAACTGGTCTAAGTTTCCTTTCACCAAGGTTGACGGAAAAGTCCAGAAAGGACCAAATTACAAACGCGCCGATCTCTCGGACCTATGAAGCCTTACGATGAGATCCTGAACCAGATTCCTAAAGAAGCTTGGCAGTACGTCACTGCTGATTATCAGGAAGCTGAAGACGGCGAAGGACTAATTGAGTTCTTTTGGGATGAAGCTGCACATCCCGAACTAAAACCACTGTCTGAACTTGATGAAGAACAGTGGAACGACTTTGTACTTACCGCACTTCAACGCGTCATCATGAAGACCAAGGAGCAACTGAACCCGGCAATTGCAATGACGGGTCGAGTGGAGAGTTGGCTGGAGAATCCGACTCGTAGGTACCCGATTTCGTGTACGGTGTTTGTCGTTGA